CTCAGGTTATTATTGATCGCGAATACGGCGGAAAGGAAAATGGATTCCGTGAAGTCGCAGAAAAGATCAAAGCGTTGTGTGACAAATACAATAGTTCCTAACAACTGCTTCAACCTGACTAAAGCAGGTTAAGCAAATGTTGGATGGACGCTTTAGCCGCGTAACAAGTTACGCGGACACGCGCCAAGCTACGGGCGAGATTACAGGAGGAATTATGTCTGGATGGATTAGCGTCACAGAAGAACTTCCACCGCTTAATACGCGTTTCGACGTATGGGACGATCATCATAAAAAACGTCTGGCAGATCATGGCGCTTTCACTGGGCCTTGGGATGATGATTTTCGTCGTGAGTGTATGCTTATTAAGGGATACACCCATTGGATGCATATACCGGAAGCGCCCATAGCACCCAATAACAGCTTGAACCTGACAAGTCCTAACGGCCTTGCAGGTTAAGCAAATGTTAGCCAGATCGTCCACGGTATAAGCGCTTGGGGCCGCTTATACCGATTACTGCCCAAGCCCCATTGGAGGAACACTTGAAAAACATTTTCGATTATTCGCAGTACGAGTGCCCGTTTTCGCATCTTCCAAAAGATTGTGGGCATGAGCTTCATGGGCCGGAAGGATACACGGACGAAAACGGGCGACAAATAGTAAACGTGTGGTGCGCTTGCGGTTTTCGTGGCCCCGTGTTTTACCTAGACCCGGAACAGTTGGGATTGAAACGCAGTTCCAATGGGGTGGCTAACACAGATTTAACCTGATTCATAATAACTTGACTTCTATGTAAAAATGTAGTACACTCTTGATAAGGAGCATCATATGAAAATGTCCATAAAATGGCATCGAGAATGTCTTAGGAATATGACGGCCTCTCTTGCTACATATTCTCGACAGCTACAGCAGTTGAGGGAACAAGTAGCACGACTTCAAGAATCCACTGAATTTTATGAACTACAAATTGAGGAAGCATGTAAGCAAGGAAAGGATGGGTTCGATGGAGAACGTTTCATGGTGAAGCGAAAGTAAGGAGGATTTTATGGAGAGTATCACGAAGAGTATATGGAAGTTCCCGCTTGCCATAACGGATGAACAGATAATCGCTATGCCAGAAGGTGCGGAAGTATTGTCTGTTCAGATGCAGGACGGCATACCATGTATGTGGGCACTGGTTGACACGGAAGCAGACACCACTAACCGAACTTTTATCATTCATGGAACTGGGCACCCCTGTGTCTGTGATGCTTCTGAATTCGTAGGGACGTTTCAGATGAGAGCAGGTACTCTTGTGTTCCATTTGTTTGAAAAAAGATAAGGATGATTTTATGAACGATTATCGTTGGCGATCGCTGGTTTTTTCTCTGGGTGCGACGTTTACCCTTGGGATAATGCTCCCATTACTTCCGTCTACAGCAGAGACCCTGCTCCGTAACTTCTGTATACAGGTTGGACTATTCATTGCGGGGTTGGCTATATTCTATAAGCCCAAGGTGTGCATTAAGTAAGGAGGAATAATGCTAAAACTAGAGATTCTAAACGCCTCACCACTGGCTGATATCCGTTATGCCGCTTTGGCGACTAAGGGCAAGTTGAGCCTACAGTCACCCAAGGACATGGAGCGTTTCGCTATGGAGGCCGTCATAGCTGAACATTCTGTCCTTGCCGAAGCGAGGATACGCATAACGGATGATAACTGCCGCTCTGATGTCGTGTCACATCTTGTACGTCATACGAAAGGGCATCCCCGTCATTACGTGCAATCGAAGCGCCCTGATTGGACAGGAGAGCCGAGGCCATCTAGCTCCTCTGCTCCCCGCATCTATGTAAGTACGTGGCCTGCTGATGCTCTTCTTTCTATGTCACATCAAAGGCTTTGCCACCTTGCCTCTAAGTGGACGAGAACTTGGGCTATGAATGTGAAGGTTGCATTCCGAGAGCTATTCGGGGACACGATTAAGGATGACCCCGCTGAATTCGCTTGGGCAATGCATTATGGCATGGTACCCTCCTGCGTTTATCGTGGTGGATGCCCTGAAGGTAAGCGTACATGCTGTTACTGGAATAGGATGGAGGAAGAATATAGAGGTATGGAGTTAGAAGACCGTATGAAATTCTATTCATCTGTAGGAGGTGCTAGTGAGTCTATACAACAAATACCGACCGACGACGTTTGAGGAATTCGTAGGTAATGCTTCCGAGATAAAATCATTAAAGCAAAATCTGAGTAAGCCTAATCCGGTACGAGTATACCTTTTTTCCGGCCCTGCTGGAACTGGTAAAACTTCTATGGCGAGGGTATTGACAAGTTTCGTAAAATCCGATACAATCATAGAAATCAATTCTGCTGATAATCGTGGTATTGAAACCGCCCGTAACATTATCGATGATACCAAATACGTTGTAACGGCCCCTCTCGTATACATCTTGGATGAGGTGCATAAAGCCTCTAATGACTTCCAGAATGCGATGCTCAAGATTCTGGAAGATACTCCTGAGAATGTGTACTTCATTCTTTGTAGCTCTGAACCGACAAAGATTATCTCTGCTATCCGCTCAAGATGCACTGAGGTAAAGTTCAAGCCGTTGTCCGAGGACGAGTTGCTTATATTGTGCCGACGTGTACTGAACGCGGAAGAGAAAAAAGTTTCGATTGATGTGTTAGAATCGCTTATTACTAAGGCTGAAGGTTCACCAAGGAGGGCACTTGTTCTGCTGGAAAAGGTGATAGGGCTTACGGAAGAGGAGGCACTAGAGGCGATAGAAGCTGATGTAGCTAGTTCAGCCGCAATCAATCTGTGCCGAATACTTATGGAGGATAAGCCTCGATGGAAGGAAGTGTCTGCAATAATATCTGCTTTGGAGACTACCGATTGGGAGTCCATTCGATACGCAGTGCTTGGATATATGACTAGTGTGTTACTAAGGAAAGCGGATAGACGGATCGCTTCGTTTATCGGATATTTTAGTGAACCCTTTTACACAAGTGGTAAGGCGGGATTGGTCAAAGCGTGCTATGATTCATGTATGTTATAAGGAGGTAATGTATGGATAGACAAATGGCGAGTATTCAAAAATGTGTAGCCCTTAGCCCTATCGATGGGGCAGACAAGATAGAGAAGGCTACGATTCTTGGGTGGGAATGTGTCGTGAAACGCGACGAGTTCAAGGTAGGCGATCTTGGTGTCTATATTGAGATTGATAGCATTGTCCCCAACACTCCGGCGTTTGAATTCCTCAAGGAGCGCAAGTTTAGAATTAGGACAATAAAGTTACGTGGAGTTACCTCACAGGGACTCTTTATGCCATTGTCTGCCTTCCCCGAACTGAAGCGTGTAGCTGAAGGACAGGATGTATCAAAGAAACTAGGCGTCACCAAGTACGATCCTGAAGAGATTGTAGGGCAGTCTACTCAGCCTAAAAAGCGTCCGTGGTGGTTCTACATTCTAGTGAGGATTCCGTTTGTTCGTGATCTCATACTAAGAAAGGTCAGAGGCGGCGGCGGGTACTCATTCCCCACTCATCTTGTTCCGAAGACGGATGAGACACGACTACAGGCTTTCGGCCCTAATTTTCTTGAGACGTACAAGGACTTGCCGATTTCCATTACGCAGAAGATGGATGGCTCCTCTCTGACGATGATCTGGCATAAGGGCAAGTTGTCTGTGTGTTCCCGGAATGTTTGGTTTCCGACGTATAAGGATAATGCGTTCTGGAACATCATCAAGGAGATTGGGTTTACCGAGAAGTTCCTGAAGTCTATGAAGCTAAAGGACTTCGCTCTTCAGGGTGAACTTTGTGGGCCGGGAATACAGGGCAATAAATACAAACTAGAAAGACCCGTTCTATTTGTCTATGGTATGTGGGACATGGTACAGCGAGAGTATTTGAATCCTAACGAACTTCGATTCGCCGTAGAGAGCTTCCATTCTCTCCTTGGCAATCCTGAAGCGCTTCAGTATATAGATGAACTTGAATCCAATACGACGATAGGTGCTATAGGAACGACAGTAGATGAGTGGATAAAGTATGCCACTACTAAGAACCGATTCAATCCTGATACCTTTAATGAGGGTATTGTGGTGCGGTCTCTGGACAATAAACCGTATGGTGTTTCTAAGATGAATGGGAAACGTTTTTCGCTAAAGGTTGTCTCTCCTTCATATCTTCTTCAGTGGGGGCTATAATGATTCCAGAACGGTATTGCTTTGAAGGGGAAGCCCCGGTAGAGTGCTCACGGTGTGGTGTGAAACATATGGTATCGTTTAGTGGTATTAACCCTATGTCGATAGAACAAGCAATAGAGGAGGCCCTTGAGGCAGATGGATGGGGGGTAGCGAGTATGGTATGTGCCGATTGCTTTGACCCCGAAGAGGAGCGGCGAGCGTTGGATGCGGAAATCGAGGATGAGTACGATGCTGACTTCCTCGATTATGATGATGACGATTACATGGAGGAGGATGAATGAGCGATTCTAGGCAAGTCTCCACAGGGGGCATTGGTTTTTCAGGACTGCTTACTGTTCTGTTCATTGGCCTTAAACTGGGAGGCATCATACACTGGTCGTGGTTCTGGGTACTTAGCCCCCTTATCTTCTCGACCATACTGGGTATACTATTTCTGATAGTCATACTTATTATCTGGGATCTCAATGAGAGGTAGTATATGAGCATTACGTTTGGTGACGATTTCGCGGAAGATGTAAAGATCAACCGTTTCCAGCTCGATGAGGATTGTGAACTTCAGCCGAGTCTCTACCATTTCTACGCCGAGGAACAGGCCAATGCGAGGGCCGAGCGGGATGCGTGCAAGGACAAGCTAGAGCTTATACTCGGCCAGCGTGAGATATATATACGCCGGAATCCCCCGGATGATATGAAGGTAACGGAAGCTGTCGTTACCGCCCTGCTGGTGCAGGATACCGAGGTGCTGACGGCCCGTGAAGCGCTTCGTAAGGCTCAGGCTAAGGTGGACATCCTCTATGCGGCTACGACTGCCCTAGACCATCGCAAGGGGATGCTTGATAATCTGGTTTCTATGTGGAGCAAGGACTACTATAACGGTGTCCGCAAGGATGGAAGCGATGAGGTTCGTAGGGGCCTCAACGAGAAGAAAGGAAGGGATGAGTAAGTATGGGTATGGATAAGAGGTACAGCGAGTCGTATGATAGCCGGAATGACGGCGGTTCTTCCCGCAATGGCATCCTTGATTGGACGAAGCTGGATGAGCGCCCGAAGTTCTATAAGATCAAGGAGGGTGTGAACAAAATCGATATTCTTCCCTTCGCGGTGAAGTCGAAGAATCACCCCCTTGTCAAACGCGGCGTTCTTGAAATCGGAGATGAAGATTATGTCTTCGATGTGTGGGTACACAAGAACATAGGCCCGAGCGAGACGGACATTATCTGCCTGAAGAAAACTTATGGTAAGCCCTGTCCTTGTTGCGATCAGGCCGAAGAGTACAAAGAAGACGGGAAGAAGGACGAGTACGATGCATACAGGGCTAAGCGCCGTGTGATGTACAACGTGCGGGATTTGCTGGCCGATGACCCCAATGAGGTGCTGGTACTGGATCAGTCCCACTTCAAGTTCGAGAAGGAACTGATTGAGTCTGCTCGGTATAATTCTGAAGGCAAATCGATTATTCCGTTCGCTGATCTGGACAAGGGTAAAACCGTCAAGTTCCGTGGCTCTCCGAATAAGTTCATGGGGAAGGTGACACAGGAGCCGAAGGACTTCCAGTTCCTTGATCGTGAGAAGCCAGTGAAGAAAGCCGCCGCGAACGCTATCTCTTTCGATGAGCTTATGATCCTGTATACGCCCGCCGAAATGATGGAGATTATGAACGGCTCGGATGACGATGAGGACGAGGCTCCCGCTAGGTCGAAGAAAGATGAGGAAGCCCCTCGCCGCTCTGCCAAGGATGACGACGAGGACGATATCCCTTTTGACAACACCGCTAAGGGTAAGGCGGTAGAAGAAGATGAGACCCCTCCTGCACGTACTCGCGCCAAGAAGGGCGATGACGATGAAGATGAACCCCCCGCCAAGGACAAGGAGGAAAATCCCTGCCCGTATGGTCACAGGTTCGGCAAGGACAATGACGAATTCGATGAGTGCAAGAACGATTGCCCTCCCGGAAAGTGGAAGGATTGTGCTCGCGCCGCTAAGTAAGTAACAATAGAACTGCACGGTATCATGTCGTATGCTACTGTGCAGTTTTTGTTTCAAAGGATGGTATGTTGAACCTTGCAAGTATAAAGGAGACGATATTGGCTAAGAAGCAGATAGAGGTGCCGAAGCGTGGGTTGTATTTCTCCACAGGAAGTACCTTGCTTGATCTTGTCGTGGGTGGCGGGGAGAAGGCTGGCTACGGCATGGGGTATGAAGCCGGAACTATAGTACGGGACTGGGGTGGTTCTAGTTCGACGAAGACATTTAAAGCCGTAGAAATGATCGCGGCGAATTACTATAAGTATAAGGACAAATTTAAGTGGAAGTATGCCGATGTGGAATTCGGCAACACGATAGACAGTGTAGGACTCTATGGCTTTGAGATCATACCTACGAGCAAGATGAACCGGGATGAGATGCCCCAGACGGTAGAGAAGTGGGAATATGATGTCAATAAGTTCCTTGATAGTCTGAAAGAAGATGAGTGCGGTATATATGTTCTGGACTCATTGGATGCGTTGGGTTCCGATGAGCTTGAAGCCCGCAAGGATAAGCGTCATGCGGCGTATGACAAGGATAAGGAATTTGATGAAGGTTCCTACAACATGTCCGCCGCAAAATTCCTCAGCCAAGAGATGTTCCGTGGCCTATCTGCGAAGTTAGCCGAAAAGAACGCTCTACTTTATATCATATCACAGGAACGTGACAACGCTAACGCCGGTATGTATGGCAAGAAGAATCGCCTCGGTGGTGGACGTGCTGTGGGGTTCTATGAGACTGCCCGTATCTATAGTAAGCTCAAGGAAAAGGAAGAGCGTAAGGGCCGTGCTATTGGTGTACTGATTGAGACCACTGCTGAGAAGGTTAGGCACCCCCGCCCGTTCCGTAGCTGTTTCATTCCGATCAATTTCACGTATGGCATGGATGATGTGGCGGCGAACATAGACTTCCTGTTCAATCTCCGTTCTGATAAGACTGGTGAGCTTCTGAAAAGCTCCAAGTCTATCATTTGGGAAGACGGCAAGGAGCCGATGAGCCGCGAGGAACTTATCACTTTCGTGGAAGAAAATAAGCTCAAAGGGGAACTGAAACGACGGGTTATAGCCTCGTGGGAAGAGATTGAGGATAGTATCACTGAGGTAAGGCCCAAGAAGTTCGGGGTAGAGGATGAGTAAGAAGTGGGTTACAATAGATACTGCCGATATAGAAATGCTTCAAAGCCTTAATGAGATTGCCCCCAGTGCCGCCCTTGATACCCTGATTCATAAGTTTCAGAAGACCCAGAAGAAGATTACTACATCTAGCGCCAAGGCCAAGGGGCGTAATCTACAGCAGTGGGTGTGCCGAAAGATATCTGATATCACCGGCATCCCGTATGAGCAGTCTGATGATACCTGCGATATCCATTCACGGGAGATGGGACAAGCCGGAACTGATATTGTCCTACGGGGAGAGGCTGTAAAGCGCTTCCCCTTCTCGGTGGAGTGCAAGGCATGTGAATCCCTGAACCTCAAGGACACGGTAGATCAAGCTAAGAGCAATATGTACAAGGATACCGATTGGTTGATAGTTCATAACAAGAAAGCGATATCAGAAACCCTCGTCATTATGGCGTGGGATACGTTTGAAAAGCTGGTAAGGAGAGCTAACGATGGAGCGTCCTAGGGTATTGGTACTGGGATCAAACGGCATGGTCGGTCACATTGTGGCTGACGTGCTGGAGAAGTCTGGCGAGTTTGAGGTACTACGTCTTAATAGACGGCCACAGGGTAATGAAGTGTTCTATGATGGCCGCCAGCCGCTTATGTCTCTTTGGCCGAAGTATGTGGTGAATTGCATTGGGCTTCTGCCGAAGGACTGTGATGCTAACCCTGATTTGGCTATATGGACGAATGGGCACCTTCCATTCTCCATTGCTTCTCAGATTGTACAGATTAAGGCGAAGCTCATTCATATCTCTACCGATTGTGTCTTTGAAGGTACTAGGGGGAAGTATACCACCAAGGACAAGCCGGATGCTACTTCAGTCTACGGTCAGTCCAAGATACTCGGGGAAGTGGATAGCCCGAAGCACCTTACCATTCGTACTTCTGTTATTGGCCCTGAGCTTCGTGCTGGTGGCGTTGGTCTCTTTAACTGGTTTATGCACCAGAATGAAAAGGTTAATGGATATACAAATGTATTCTGGAATGGAGTGACGACGCTGACGTTGGCTAACTTTATCCTCAAGCAGATTAAGGATGATGTTCGCATGGAGATTGGTGAGGATGGGCCGGGGATGTCATCAGGTATAGTTCAGCTCGCCTCTGACACTGTATCGAAGAGCATGATCCTTGCCTTCATTAGCGGCATCTGGAAGAAGAGTGTACCGATCATAGACCGGGCTGAAGAGCATAGTGACAAGACGCTAGTACCTGATTTTGCGTCCCCCGATATCTTCACCCAGCTCGGTGATCTCTATAACTATATGGTTAAGAATAAAGAACGTTATATTCCGATATACGGAAAGGAGTGGTTGTGACTAGACTGCTAATCACGGGGGGCACAGGTTCCTTTGGGAATGCCATGCTCAAGAGAATGCTTCTACGTTCTGATCTGAAAGAAATTCGTATCTTCAGTCGGGATGAAAAGAAGCAGGACGATATGAAGAACCTTTATGATGATCCACGTATAACGTATGTCATAGGGGATGTACGGAATCGCGTTAGTGTAGATGCGGCGATGAAGGACATCGATGCTGTGTTCCATGCCGCCGCTATGAAGCAAGTGCCGTCGTGTGAGGAGCACCCGGAAGAGGCATTCGCTACGAATGTGCTTGGATCAGCTAACGTCATCAATTCGGCAGTAAAGGCGGGGGTGGATAATCTTGTTCTGCTGAGTACAGATAAGGCCGTTATGCCTGTCAATACCATGGGGATGACGAAGGCACTCATGGAAAAGCTGGGGCTTGCGGTGGCTAAGAAGGCTGATGCCTACGGAACAACAATCTGTATAACGCGGTACGGTAATGTTATGGGGTCAAGAGGATCAGTTATCCCTAGATTTGAACAGCAGATCAGGGAGTGTGCCCCAGTTACCATTACTAATGGAAAAATGACCCGCTTTATGATGACACTGCAAGAAGCCGTAGAACTTGTGGAATATGCGCTGGAGTACGGAAGTAATGGAAGTACCTATGTATACAATGCCCCCGCCTCAGAGATTATAGATGTGGCCTATGCAGTGGCGGCTATAATTGCAGATACAGCTAAAATTGACATAAAAGTAATAGGGCCACGTCCGGGAGAGAAAATACACGAAACGCTAATTACTTCAGAGGAGGGGGAGCGTTGTGTACACTGCCGTGATTCTAGGTGGGTAGAGATTGTGTCAAAGCATGAGTGGGCTTTATACCCATCTTTCCCGAATGAAGGGTGCATGAAATTCCCAGAAGGGCTTACTTCTGAAAACACCAAACGTCTCTCGGATGAGGAGACTATTCAGTTGATAGAAAAGGCGGGAATCCTGTGAAAGTAACATGCTACATCCCCTGCGGTGGTGATCTTCAGCTAACTGAACGGGCCATCAAATCCTTTTGGGATGAGATCGGGCGAACTGAGCATGAGGCCAAGCTGGTGGTCATCAATAACACCGAAGCCCCTATAGGCGAGATGCGGGCTGATGTCATCAATATGCCGGTGCGCCTTCTCCATGGGCAGTCTATCAATTGGATGATTCGACAGACCAGACGGGTCAAGGATGCCTTCTGTATGTCTCTTCACAATGATGCCATGCTTCATCCGGGTGCCTTGCAGGAAATACTTGACAAGTGGAACGAAGTTCAGTATAATGATCCTAGGTGGGCGGCTATAATGCTCGGGCACAATAACGGAGATGCCTTTGTATTATGGAATCCTGAGTTCTTTTTCACGGAGAATGTGTGGCATAACCCCATCCTGTACCCAATGTACTATATGGATAACTCGATGCACAGGCTGATGGAGCTTAGGGGTTGGACGATCTACCATACGGAGAATGATCTGGTACTACATGAAGGGAGCCACACGATAAAGAACGATCCAGTAGCACGCAGGGTGAATGACATTGTTTTCCCGCATCATGGGGCGATCTACAAGGATATATGGGGTGGTATGCCGGGAGAAGAAACCAGCAGAGACCCGTATGCACGAGGTACGCTGAGTCGAAATTAAGGAGGCATTGAATGAGCATGAAGATTCCGGCATCGTTTCTCCTACACGGGCAAAAGATCAATGTGGTTCTTGAGGATCACATAGGGGCAGAGAATGGTACGCTTGGTGAGGCTCGGCTTGCTACGAATACCATAGCGATTCAGAGCAATGCGAATGGCTTTGCCCGTATCCAGTCTCAGCTTGAAGAGACCTATCTCCATGAGCTAGTCCATTTCATCCTGCACCACATGGGCCAGAATGATCTCAATGAGGAAGAGGGCTTTGTGGATGGGTTCGCACAGCTACTCCATCAGGCATTGGTGACGAGCGACTATTCACCAATAAAGAAAGTTACAAAGGGAGGCAAGAAGCGTGGGTGAAAAGCTAAAGGTTCTGTGGTACTCTGATTCTCCTACTACCGCGACTGGGTTCGCCACGGTAGCAAGGAATCTGTTGAATGTTCTCTATAAGACAGGGAAGTATGACTTCACTCTCGTCGGCATTAACCATTCTGGTGCGCCGTATGACCGGGTGAAGTTCCCCTATGACATCTATCCTGCCGCTAATGCTCTTACGCATGACGAGCGGTACAAGGATGTCTATGGGCGTCAGCTTCTCGTTGATATGGCGAGGACAGGGCACTTCGATCTGGTCTTTATGATTCAGGATACGTTCATTGTGCAGACGTTCATTGACGCGCTTATCAAGGTCAGGGAAGGGCTTCCGCTTGAGAAAAAGTTCGCCATGATCCACTACTTCCCGATTGACGGTACGCCGAAGAAGTCGTGGGTAGAAGGTGTCGTCGCCAAGATGGATGTGCCGGTGGCGTATACGAACTACGCCAAGAACGAGTGCCTGAAGATCATGGATACGCTCAAGGATATGGACGTAATCTATCACGGTGTCGATAAGGATATCTTCTTCCCGCCATCTGATACGTCATTCCGTGATAAATTTTTCTCATCGCACAAAGATAAATTCATTGTACTCAATGTGAACCGGAACCAACCACGGAAGGATTTGTGGCGCACGTTCGCCGGATTCAAATTGTTTCACGAGAAACACCCCGATTCGTTCCTGTTCATGCTGTGTCAAATGGACGATGTGGGTGGTAACCTCGTAGAGATCGCCGAACACTATGGCCTCAAGTGGGATGTGGATTGGGCTTGCCCTGCTCCCGGTTCCTATGGGGCTAATCAGGGGTATCCTATAGAGATAGTCAATCAGATATATGGGGCTTGTGACGTGGTGGTGTCTACGACAGTTGGTGAGGGTTGGGGCCTGAGCTTTTCTGAAGGCGCGGCGTGTAAGAAGCCTCTTCTATTCCCGCGTAATACTTCACTCACTGAAATGATCGGTGAATATGAAGCACGGGGGTACTTCATAGACTCAGGCACTGAAGAGAATTTATTTACATTTATGGGGCCGGGGGACAATAACATCCTTCGTCCTACAGTAGATATATATAATATGGCGATTAAACTGGAGGAAATATATGACCACCCAGAAGAGGCTAGTGCCAAAGCTGAACGTGCCTATAATGAAATCTGGACGTGGAAACAGGTAGGTGAGCAGTGGAAGGCTGTATTCCTCAAGGCCGAGGAGAAGCTACGGATCATGCGAATCAAGATGGAAGCTGATCGCAATGCGCCCTGCCCCTGTCTTAGCGGTAAGAAATTTAAACATTGTCACGGGAAATAGTGTATGAGAACAGGTAGACCTCCCTCAAAAGAGGGGAATATGAACAGCCCATATATCGGGGCATGTTTTAATGGGCTAACTATTTTGCGGGTATACAGGGATAGAATTTTACGTGGAGGCAGACTTAGGTGTCGAATCAGGTGCTCTGTGAAGTGTTTTTGTGGGAATATATACGAAACAACGCTTTCTACAATTATTAACGGAAATCCATCATCATGTGGGTGCGTAAATAAGGCGGCGTTACTCCGTGTGAATACAACCCATGGATACGCCGCTCATGGCCAATCTAAAACATATAGAGCATGGCGTTCTATTAAAGAACGAACTCTGTGCCCCCATAATTCTGCATGGGATGATTATGGGGGGCGGGGTATTAAAATATGTGATAGATGGCTCAAGTTTGAAAATTTTTTGGAAGATATGGGGGATTGCCCCCACAAGATGACAGTAGATCGAATAGATGTAAATGGGGACTACACGCCCGAAAACTGCCGGTGGGCGACCTTCAAAACACAAAATAATAATAAACGTTCGAACATTTTAGTAACATTTAATGGAGAAACAAAGACATTATCACAATGGGCAGATACAATTGGAGTTCCGTACATGTACTTCTGGAAAAAATATAGACAGGAACATGTGCAGATTGATAAAATTCAACAGATGTATGCAGAGCATTGTTGTAGGGCTTGACTTCTGTAGAATAATGTGATACACTATGACTACAGGGTATAGCGCCCTGTAGTCTTTTTGTTTAAGGAGGTAACGTGGTAAAAGAGATACGACTAGAGAACTTTCAAGCCCATAAGGACACAACCCTAGAACTGCATCCCGGAGTCAACGTCATTACCGGATCATCCAATTCCGGTAAGTCGTCTATCCTCCGAGCAGTAAACTGGGTGGTGCATAACCGGCCATCCGGGGATGCCTTCGTGTCCCACTGGGCTAGGAACGAAAAAGGGAAGCAGACTTCCGATACGCTCGCTTCTCTCGTAAAGGATTCAGGCATCATCACTCGCATCAAGTCAGTGACTACAGGTAACACCTATAGCATTGACGATAAGGTGCTTGAGGCTATCGGCCTTGATGTGCCCGAAGAAGTAGACAAGGCGATCAACTTCACGGAGGTGAATACCCAGCGCCAGCATGACGCCCCGTTCCTTCTTAGTGAAACGCCGGGGGAAGTGGCGCGGTTCTTTAATAAGATTGTTCACTTCGACGCTATAGACCGATACATGTCCAGCATTGAGTCCAAGAAGCGTAAGACGAGGGTTGATACAGAACATTGCGCGGACGCGCTGGCGAGGCTAGAAACCGCTATAGCGGGCTATTCGTGGCTAGACCGTGCAGAAGAGCTTGTCGAGATCATAAAGAAGAAGGAGGGGGCACTCAATGAGCTTGATGCCACAATCACTAGCTTACGTGTTAGCATTGGGGATTATCGTTCTGCTATGGATAAACTCCCAGAATACAGACGGGTTTTAGATCGATCAGCGAAGCTCATAAAGCTCATTGATATATCCGTTGGAGAACTGGCTGAGGTTAATAAGACCATTGCTTCTCTTGAGAATTCCATCGACAACTATAATGTAGCCAAGGAGATTATCGATAATGGAGTAAGCACCGACTACGCCGAAAGAGTTATCAAGAAGATCGAGGCCAAGAAGGAATACTACAGGGAGGCCGAACAGCAGATCGATTCTCTTCGGGATAGCATCGAGCAGTACAGGGATACCACAAGAGCCATAAAGACCACTACGGCAGAGCTTACTGAAGCTGTAGCATCCCTACCTAAGACATGCCCTACATGTGGAAAGGAGCTAGACGAGTGCGATTCATTGTAACAGGGGATAATCACCTCCGCCCTGACCTGCCACTATGTAGGCTTGACGAGGATTGGATGGCTACGCAGAAGAAGCACCTTGACTTCATTGTGGATCAGGCGAACCTCCGGGATGCGGACATTATCTGCACGGGGGACTTGTTCGACGTACCGAGGGTGCCACCTGAAGTGGTGTCTCTATTTATTAACGCTATGGCAGTGCTGATCGGTAAGTGCTACGTGATAGCTGGGAACCATAGTCTGCCGTGGCATAAGCTGGAGAACGTCGATAGTAGTTCCGTAGGTATCCTCAAGGCCATGGCCAAGACGAATGAGAAGATTGTATATCTGGGTGCCACAGAGTACACTGAGAATGGGCGCTTTGAGCATACGTGTAAGCTGGAAGACTATATACCGGAAGCGGTAGGAGTATACGTTACGCATACGCTCACCTTCCCGAGTACAGCGGATATACCGTTCGGCATAGAAGGAACGAGTGCCTATACGCTTCTTGAGAAATATCCTGATGCACAGTTCATCTTCACGGGGGACTATCACCACAACTTCAAGGTGGAGGAAGAAGGTCGATACGTTATCAATCCGGGATGTATGAATGTTCAAGCCGCTGACCTGATCGACTATAGCCCGATCATTGTCTATGTGGATACAGGGGATGCTATTGACGTAAGTGTGAAGTCTGACAAGTTCCCGGTGTATAGGCGCACAGGGTTTGAGATGGAAGTGATTCCGATGCCGAATAACAAGACGATGCTAACGCGGGATCACTTGGATCAGAAGCAGGAACGGGATGAGCGGATATCGTCGTTCGTAGAGACGATTATGCACGATGGGCAGATAGGGCTATCGTTTGAAGACAACCTCAAGGCGACTATACTTGCCACGAAGGTTAGCCAAGCGGTACGGGATATCATTACGGAAGTGGAGGAGGAAGTATGAAACCAGACTCATTGTTAAGCAAAGTATTGACACCAGTATACTCGGCGCTCATCTCACTGGCTATGCTTGCGGGTCTCGGTGGGCTTGTAATTATGGCTTTCAAGTTCTTTATCACGCAGATTAAGGGGGTAATGTAGTATGGATGCTCGAACGTTTGAAGGCATCAAGTCGAAGATCGAAACACTCAAGGCCAAGAAGTCCCGTGCTGAAGGTGCCGTAGAGACGATAGTGGCGCAGTGGAAGGCCGACTATAAATTTGATACAGTAGAGGAAGCGGACACAGCATTGACTGATATGGATGGTAAACAGTCCAAGCTCAAGGCAGAGATAGATGAATACTACACTGAACTTGAGGGGCTTACGAACTGGGCGGCGGTATGATTAAGCAATACAGAAAGAAGCCTGTCGTGATCGAAGCTGTAGAGATAAATGTAAAGACAGAATTTGAAGTACAAAGATGGTCTAGTGGAAAAGTGTACTCTTCTCCAGTACTAGAACCAACAGAGCATAATCCTTCTGGTGTTTATTGGCAGATTGATACTCTTGAGGGGATTATGACTGCAATATCAGGTGATTTTATCATCAAGGGCGTTAATGGTGAGTTTTATCCCTGTAAACCAGATATCTTCGCAAAGACTTATGAGGAAGTATTGTGACACTAGCGCAATATGACAAAGCTACCAACCAAGCACGGGGCCGCTATGAGGCAATGGACAAGGAAGCATCCGACTATCGAGACAAGATAGAGAAGAACGCCACCCGTTCTATTAACCTAGAGCAAGCCTTGGCTTTGGTGCAGAATGTAGCACAGAAGACACAGGAACAGCTTACCATCCATATTCAGGACGTAGTGAACACGGCTTTAGATACGTGCTTTCCCGGTGAATATCAGTTCCAGCTTGTCTTTGAGATAAAGCGGAACAAGACCGAAGCTCGCTTAGTCTTTATGAAGAACGGCTTCGAGATTGATCCTATGGAGGCATCAGGTGGGGGTGTAGTGGATGTGGCGTCATTCGCACTTCGTATAGCGGCGTGGAGCCTCGGGAAGTCCGATAATACGATATGCTTGGATGAGCCGATGAAGTTCCTCTCCCGCGATCTACAGCCACGGGCAGGGGAGATATTGAAGGAGATATCCGATAAGCTCCACATACAGTTCATCATGGTGAGCCACGTACCGGATATCATAGGGTGTGCGGATAGAGTTTTTGAAATTAGTTTAAATAAAGGTGCATCGGTAGTCAAACGGCAGGATGGCTAAAGTAAAGCCCCCATCACATCGGTGGGGGCTTTACTTATCTTCAAAATACAATAGCACCACCAATAAAACCTATTGGCACAGCTACTGCAAGTATCCCGATAACTATATTCCTAGTCTTTATCTGTTTATCCTTCTTCGCCACTTCCGCTTCCATTTCGAGCTTGAATATTTCCCAAGATTTCTTTAAGTCTACCGATGTCTGTTCCCATTCCTTCGATTTCTCCAACGTGGTCTTCAAGTCGCTTTCTAATTTCTGATTCTTGTTCTCCAAGTTTATTGATATTTGCTTCAACTCCACTAGCTCGCTCTCGTATATCCATATCTTTCGGTCTTCGGCATATGAGGATGCCGCAAACGAACCCAACAAGAAACACAACAATAGCTTCGATAAGGTATGCCACATTAGTCCGCCTTTCCTAGACGTATATCCTTTATTTTATCAAGGATAATACTAAAGTATACAGGAGTAAACGTAGCCGCTATACCTATACCAGAAAGCATAATATCTTCAATTCGTAATTCCGCACCGCCGCCACTAATGAACTTGTATGCACTCCAGCCAGCTATCCAGAGTGCGGCGAATATCTGTGCCACTTTACTGGAACCTTTCGCGGATGGAATCTTGCTCGGCTTCTCTACTATATCGCCCATCATACCCTCCTATACAATCTCAAAGTGGGGGGAATCTTTGTTCTTCCACCTACCGCCCCACATCAGTCCAACACCTTCGCCTATATTCCCCATTTTATCCCATACTTCCTGAGGAGCGTTCCACCATGGCTTTCCATCTTTTAGAGGCACGGCGTCAAAAGCCTTGCCAAGCATATGCTTGCTGGCAAGTGTCCAAGTGATAATTTTAGACTTGGCCTCTGTTTCAGTAAGTTCCCAGAAACCGTGTACTTTACGCAGGGAGTTCAGTTCCTTGACAATATTTGTATTGAGTCTAGCATCCACTCTCCCCTGCATATAGTAAATACACTGAGTTATACTCTCTCGAAAAGTTTCATTTATCATTACCGGAAAGTTCTCAGCTTGGCAGTGTGCTAAAAACAATGTACACTTGCTTTGCATTTCCGGTACCAATTTACCAATATCTCTAACAATCCCCATAGCACCCTCCTACTTTATTGGCTCCAAGTACCGCAATCAGGTATGTATTGTAAGCCTCTTCCAACTGTTGCATTTTGGTACTACTGTTCCTAGCCAACAAAAATGCTTCGTTAAAGATGGTCTCCACATACTCTTGTAATTCCGGCAAAAGAGTAGTGTGCTCTTTATATAGTTCAGAGCGCGTAACAACAACGCCTCTCCAGTAGATATTAAGTAATTCTGTGATCTTCTGCACTACTACTGTTTTCTTTTTTTCAACATAGACACGTTGTTCCTCTATAGAGCGTTCCGCATAATGATTTGCTTTGAAGCACCCACGCATATATGACTTAACTTCCGATGCAATGGCTTTTAGTGTTACAATATAGGCGGTATACTCTGGATGCTGGGCATACGATACGTCCCCTTGCAGTTTGTCCGCCAATAAGGATAGGTAGGTTTTGCGCATTAATCCTAAAACCTCTTCTTCTGTTTCCTCATAGTATTTCATCTGTTCTTCAATAAGAAAGGTTTTTAGTTCTTGCCTACGCTCCATGTGCTCCGTTGTCCGGTGTATTAACTCCATGATGTCTTTCGCGTATGGACAGGTGCTATGAGGGGAGACTTTTTTCAGCTCCCCCCTCCCTACAAGTATATTGCCCCTTGATATGGACATAAAGCCAACTCTATAGACAATCACCACAACTGCCGTGGCAATAAAAGCTATAGAAGCAAATCCCCAAGGGGAAGACAAAAACTCCATAGTCTACCCTTTCAGTTCTGATATTCGCTCTCGTGCCGCTTGTCTCTTTGCGATCATCTCCTCCGGTATTGCCTTGCCTGTTTCGGCCATGCGCGTAGCGTACCAGTCTGTCGAGGTCAGAAAGGCTGACAGCTCGGCTATTTCTTCAAGCCGTATTTCTTCGTCGGCTTCTTCCTTCGTCATCAACTTACTGACTACTTTCTCTTCACGGGTCATCGGGCGAACCTCGTTGCCTTCAAGGATTGCTCCCAGCGGAACGGGATAGATTCCATTCCGGTACTTCTCGATCTGCGTTAGTTCTTTCCACTCCTCCCCGTCGAGCTTGAACCCTTTTGGAGCTTTGACAAACCCATCTGCATATCGTTTTGACAGTGGGTACATTTCCCACTTGTCGTTGAACTCATGGATGCTCTGTCCAACACATCCATCAAAAGTATCAGGAATATCAATGGTGCCTTCAGGCTTATCACCACAATAAATATGAGTAATTATCTCATTCTCAATCTTTGCGTACATCATGCTGTTCTCTCCCATATACGAATAGTTTGGTTCGCCGGCCTATTTTCGACTCCCCCATTTACAGTTGGATTCCCGGACGAGGCATTGTACGAGGCTACAATATTGCTCGCTGCGCGTA